TTTTTCATAAAACAGGTCGGATAGGGGCGGTCGGGTCGGGATCCTCGGCAGGCTCTTCTTTTGAATGGTGACGCAGCCTTCACTTTCCTGACAGTCGCCGTTCATGAACCGCAAGCCCCAAACATTCAGTGAAGAGCAGAGCGTGAAACGGCTCCTCTCCGCGCCAAGGCGAAACGAACAAAATAAACAAAGCGAACAAAAAACGAACAAAGCGAACAAAAAAAACAGGAGCCGCCTCATTCGGCAGCCCCTGTTGGCTTTCGTGAATCGCCCTGTTGCGGTTCGTTATTTAGTTTTTATGGGATTCGGTGCGAGTCGGCGCTTTCCTTTTCGCCTTGATTCGGTGCGTTCCTTGGCGAGAAAGTAAAGATGGGGTGACCTGAAAGTAAAGATGGACCCGAGCAGCTATATTTTCTGTTCAAGGCGGGGCAAATCAATCGGTCAGGATCGGTTCGTGCTGACCGCGAACCCAATCGCCCTTGCCGTATCTGTAATAGCCCTGATAGAACATTTTATTGTCGCAGATGGTCTGAACGGTGCTGATCGAAAACTTCGTTCCGCTCTTGTTTACATAACCGGCGGCGTTGAGTGCGTTCACTATGCTCTGAAGCGTTTCGCCCTCATCGCGCATCTTGTGGATAATTGCTACTACCTTTGCCTGTTCAGGAACGATGACGAGGGACTTGTTTTCAACCCTGTAGCCGTACGGGGCGCGACCGCCGCTATAGCCGCCATGCGAAGCCTTCACAGCGCGTCCGGCACTTGTGCGTCTTGTTATATTGTCTCTCTCCATCTGAGCCACGCAAAGCGTAAAACTCTCAAGCATCGGAGCGAACGCGCCAAATTTTCCAAAGTCCTCACAGATTGAAATCAAGCTTATCTCCTTCTTTCTGAGGAGCATTTTGTAATAGTAGTAAATCTCTATATCTCTCGCTACACGGTCTGACTTCGCAACCACCACGGCTTCGTAAGGAGGGTTCTCGATTTCTCCATACACAATCTCGTCGAAGCCAGGACGCTCCTTCGCGCCGCTCTCGCCGAGATCCTCTACCCAACGGATAATCGCCATATCGTTTGATGCGCAGTAGTCCTCAATTTGCTTACGCTGCACCTCAGGCCCAAACTTATCGTCTTTGTGCTGTCCGTCCGTTGAAACTCTGATGTATCCGATTACGTTCATTTTTATTTGCTCCTTTCAATTCCAAACCGCCACGTCTCGTTTCGGGTCGATACCATCTTACCATAATTACGGCAACTTGTCAATAGGTTTCCGTAAAATTTTTGCCTTTTAGATACGAAAGTGGTCGGAGGGCTTCCCCGGCCCGCGGGCGGCGGGCCATATCCCCCGCCGGTCGGCGTTCCAGGCGGGGCGGGGCGGGGCCGGTGGCGGGGGCGGCGGCGTTTCCGTATGCTTGTTTTCCGTTGCGATCCACGCGGGCGGGCGGGGCCGCCGGAGGCGCTCCAAAATATCTATTATTAATCGGATTGATATATCTTATTATTATTTGCAATCGATATTTACGGCAAATCTTGAATAACGTATTGACATTTACGATAAATAATATATAATAGTTGCCGTAAAGAATATTTACACCCGCCGCGGCCCGATCCGCGCGGGGCCGGATAAACTCCGGCGGAAAGGATAGAGTATGAATAACGAAAACATGATCAGTGTATCGAATGGTAACGGTAAAATGGGCGCGATCCCGTCCGCTTCACTTCCCCCTATTGTAACGTGCCGGAAAAACGGCCTGCCCTGCGCAAAGGATTGTTACGCTAATAAATTGTACCGCCTGCGGCCCACGGTACGGAATGCATACGATAAAAACCTTGCAATCTACCAAAATAACCCCGATTCCTATTTTTTACAGCTCCGCGCTTTTCTTTCCGTCTCCCGCTTTTTCCGGCTGCACGTTTCAGGCGATTTTATCGACGCGGAATATTTCGCCCGTTGCGTGGAGGCCGTCGCAAGCGCTCCGAATTGTACGGTTCTTGCATTCACGAAACAATACGAGATCGTAAACGAATACATTAATAACGGCGGCGCGATCCCCGAAAATTTCAAAATAATCTTTTCCACGTGGGGAACCTGGAAACCGGAAAACCCCTATAATTTCCCTGAATCGGCGGTTATTTTCAAAGATACCGCGATCCCCGACGATTGGAAAATTTGCGGCGGAAATTGTTTTGAATGCGCGTGCAGGGGCTGCGGCTGTTGGGAGCTTAAAAACGGGGAAACAATAGCATTTTACAAGCATTAAATAGAGCCGTCCCGGCGGCTATAAATAGGGCTTTAAGCCGGGAGCGTGGGCCGTCCAGATCGGCGGCCCGGTACCAAAAAAAGGAGGTTAAGAACATGACCATTAAAGAATCGCGTTTTATCGCTAATTCATTCCGGGCGTATTGTGTACGTTATAACCATATGCCCGTATTTTTTCCGCTTGCCACCGGAGCCGCCGCGGATCGTATCCGTTCCCGCCCGTTTGATTTTGAGCGCCTCGTGCAATCGTTTTATTACAACGCCCTGCGGGAAATGCGCGGCCTGGACTATTACGAATACGCCATTGAAGAATTGCAAGAGATTTGTTTTCTTGCAAGCAATCCGGCGGAATGCAAATACTACTTTATGGATGGAGCCGTATATAAAACGGTTCGCGAATACGCCGCCGCGCAGGTGGACGCGCGGAAAAGCGGGGAGGCGTGAACAATGGAATTAACGACCCCCGCCGGACCCTATTTATCATTATATGATGATCTACTAACAGCCCCACACACATTAATTGCCGGGGCGACGGGTTCGGGTAAATCGGTTTTCTTAAACGGTTTAATTTGCGCGGCCTTGTATTCTTTCCCATTTGAAAAACAGCTTGTATTAATCGATACAAAACGCACAGAATTATACCAATACGCGCCGGCTCCGCACACTTTACAATACATAACAGAACCGGCGGCCGCGGTCCAGGCCTTGCAAGATATGCTAAACCTAATTAATGCAAGGTGTACAGAAACGGCCCGAAACGGCGCGAAACAATCAGACGCGGCGCACGTTTATATAATCATAGATGAATTGGGCGATCTCATTTTTACAAGCCGGAACGCGGCCCCTCTATTGGGTAGAATAGCTATGATCGGAAGAGCCGCAAACGTTCATTTAGTTTGCTGTACGCAATGCCCAAACCGTAAAACATTAAGCGCGGAATTTGCCGCAAATATGCCCGCGCGTATTGCGTTGCGCTGTGATAGTGTGATAGAGTCAAGACAAATAATCGGAACGAATGACGCGGTAAATTTGCCCCAATACGGACAGTGCTTGTATAAATCCCCGAAAAACCGAACGCCGGAATTATGGAACGTTCCGTATATATCAGACGCGGAACAAATCGAAAAAGTGAATTTTTGGGTAAACCAGATAAACGCGGCCCCGCCTGGACCGAACCGAACCGAACCGAAAAAGAAAAGACTGTTTTCATTCGTGCGGACGTGATCCGCACAAAACAAAGCCCGCCGGAAACGGCGGGTTTTTTGCTATTCAGTGAAGGAATGCAGCGAAACGCGGCCCGACGTGCAGCGCCTGAACGCGCCGAAAAAGACGGAACGCTAAAAACGGCTTATTTTTGCCCGTTTGCGGCGTTATGTTGTTTTTAGTATAGTTTTACCACAAAGCAAGCAAAACCGATTTAAGCGGCAAAAACGGCTAAAATATGGCTATGTTTGCCTGTATCATTCCGATATCATGCGCACGTGCGAAAAGTATTATAAAGCATTATAATATATATAAAGGGAACGCATGAAATAGAGACGGCCCGCCCCAGCCGGAGCCGGAGCGGGTCGCATCTGAACAGTTCGTATCGGTTTTACCATATTTTGCCATTGCGAGGGGCTTCCCGCCTCGGAAAGCTCTGAAAAGCCTTTGTGCGCCTTTGTGTGATTTTTCAATCCGAGTCGGCGGGATCCACATCCACTACGGCATCCACGTATCGATCCTCGAGGGCCTTCCGGTCAGGGGAGTCGCCAAGGGGACTTTGTGGCGAAAGCACGATCTCTTGCTTGTCCGCATACCCGAAATGGTTCTTCAGCATGAAGATGAGTGCAGCCGGATTTATCTTGCCGTTCTGGCCGTAATCGTTCAGCAAAAGCTCCAAAAAAGAGGACGCCTTCTTTAGAATGTGGACGACCTCCACATTTTTACCCCTTTCGCCTTCTCTCAGTTTCCATATGTAGGTCCGGTCTACTCCCAGCGCAAATGCCATACCTACCAAGCTGGGTTTAACGTCTCGTTCCGCGCAGGTCTTGAAGTAGAACTCGATTCTGTCCTGAACGGCAACGGGGTCGCTCATATCGCATTTTGGGAGATCCCATAAAACGAGAGCGTTCTCAATAAACTTGCGGTTATCGCCGGGGTGGGTATCGCCGCTTTCGTATGAACTGTCAGGGCGAGGACTGGAAGAGCCTTTCGGTCT